ATTACATGCAGAGACAATTTTCTCCGAATAAAAATCAAAAACCTCTTTTTGATGGAAACTTAATTCCTTTAAAGCAGTTTGAATTGTTTTCTTACAGTCTTCATAAAGTGAATCCTGTTTTTTCGTCCATTGAATCATGTCACAAATAGTCTCTAATGACAAAGGGGCAACAATGGTTTTTAAAATATCATGTTTTCTAAATTTACGCTTAAGAAAGGATACTTCTGTCCATAAAAGAAATGTGGTAACACCACCTTTCTTAAGGGCGTCAGTATAGATATAACCTAGTTCAGACATTGATTGGATATGGTTACCCATATTAAACCAACCCTGAGCTGGGTAATCAACCCAGTGCATATTATCATCACCATAAACTTGTGTACGGACATACTGTTCGTATTCGTGTATCGCCAAGTTAGTGGTCATCACATTGAGAGGGAGAGCTTTCACTCTAGTGAAAGACTTACAAGCAGCAATGCGATGCAATAACAAATTGTTCCAACAATTTATCAAAGATGTGAAAAAGGACCCCGAAGGTAGGGACTTACTCCATATATACACCCTTCCCCTATGAATATGTAATGAATTAAACAGATCTTCTAATAAAACATCTCGCACTAAGCTTTCATTACCATAAAACCAATCACATAGACTCTTAAAAGTGTACATGAGTTGGCGTGAATGTGAACCATCAAAAGCCTTAAAGTCTCCATCCATCCACATTCGTGAATCTACATTGGATCCCTTCATATTAAGGGATTGGGCCAAAGTATTCCACTCATCACAGAAAGGATTAATACCAATACACATTCCATTTAGAACGCGATTAGACATTAACCACTCACTGAGAGCACTGAAATGCATAGTACAAGCAATCAAATATTTTAATGAGGAACCGCTAACCAGGCGTGCTCCCTTTCCAAATTTTCTTCTCTCATCTTTGTTAAAATCAGTAAAAATATTTATGGTACGAGTGCCTCCAGAAGCCAAAGAGAGTAAACCCTCAACGGCTTCCTTAAGCAACACGAAATTTTCATCATCATGGGGTATTCTTTCACCCTCCGCAGTTGGTCCCAACCACTTCCTCTTAGTCCCAGGAAATGGATTATATTCCATACATAATGGAAATCCGGCAGAAGTAGAAGACTTCATACCATTAAGGAACTCA